GGCATGAGCTCGCAAGAATTCTTGGGGTAAGCCTGATAATTCATAGCAATTTTGAGTGAACAGTGCTGAGCCAGCGTTACAATGCGCATCCATGGCTGATTGATCGCCATAAAAGTATTGCACGGGGTCCAAGTCATCATTGCTATACATGCTTATCCATATTTCAACCAAGCTTCCGATTTCCTCAACGGTATATGTAGGAGTCCACATTATTGGGACATACAAACCGATATAGCGTAGACTATCTTTAACTTGTTTTGAATAAGAGTAATAGTAAGGACCAGTGGCCACGTTGGCTCGATCTGTGAGATTCATAACCACGCGACCATTGGCTTTGGGCACATCATCACCCAAGTAGAGAGGCTTACTCTTTTCATTTTTAACAATAGCTTCTATTAAAGTGTCTTTGTAAGCAAAAGGTTTTTCCGCCAAAGATGCTTTTGCTATGCGAAGACGTCTAATTGTAGTTGGGGGAAATCGTTCTAACCACCTGTTGAAAACGAATTCTGTAAGGGTTGGAACTAAAGGTCTTAGTTTATACAAAATTGATTTTTCATCTCTCAATTTTGCTATCATGGATTCCCAAGCCCCAGGCAATGGGTCCGGTGTCTTGACTAAAATACGTGTAAGGATTGCGTTTTTAGCCGACCTCCTTGTCCTTTCAATTACAAGAGGAACCACCTCGGTAAAACCTATTCCGTGAAGTCGAAGTTGTGACTGCTTATCTTTTCTCGGATAAACGTCTCCAGCATCATTAAATCGGGATGTTGAATCTAGAATAGGTTTAAGATTTTTTGGATTGAAAAAATCTGTTACACGAGGGGGATGATTGAAAGAGAGGTTCCCATGAACAGTGGGGGCAATATTTTGATTGCGCAAATGTAACCACTGTGTTGCAGCATCCGTTTCATGGGTGTTTTGACAACAATAGTAACCAAAACCAAACCAAGAGTAACAACATCTAAAAGCCCAACAAGCTTCATGCAAAGGTTCTAGATCCAAACTTTGAGCATGAACGGCAAAC